ATACCGACGACTGGGAATTTGTTGATTTTACCGCTGTATCATCATCCGCATTAAATTATACAAAGGGTATAACAAATTCAGGAATTGAAAACGGAACCATCACTTTTGAAGTTCCGTTAAATGCTCCAGATGTATTATACTATCAAAGTTTTACAGATCCTAATAGATTTGGTAGAATTATTATTACTAATATAGAAGAAAACACTAAAATTGATGTAGAAAATGAAATTTTAGGTAAAGCAACCTATACCAGTAGCAACAACGTAGCTTTTAGTAATGGCATGATTGTTTATTTTATTGGAAAAGTTTTTCCAGAAAAATATAGTAGTAATACGTCTAACAACAAATGGGTAGTTGAGGGTGTAGGAGAAAAAATATCTTTAACTAATGTTGCCGACCTAATTGTGTCTACTACCTTCTCAGACACTGCCCCTGAGATATTATTTGATAATGGCGGTTTTGATACACAGCCATTTGACGATGCTAGCGCATATCCTGGAAAGAAAGATTACATTACTATTAATCGTTCTAGCCTAGATTCAAACCCTTGGAGCCGATACAATCGTTGGTATCATCGAGCAGTTTTAGATTATGCCCATACTCTAAATAATTCTAATTTTGATGCTCCGGAAACAACTCGAGCAAAACGTCCAATTATTGAATTCAAACCTAATTTGCAGTTGTTTAATCATGGCTCAATTGCCAAAGCTGCTGTTGACTATGTTGATGATTTTACAACTGATGTATTTTCAGTTATTGAAGGCAGTACAGGTTATATTGTTGACGGTGAATATCTATTCAATGGTGCAAGACTGTTAATAACCAACGATACCGACACGCTAGCTAACAATCAAATTTACATTGTAAATTTTATTACTCACAATAATGTTAAACAAATTAGCCTAACTCGCGAATCTAATGTTGATACTCAGGCCGGAGACGGAGTATTAATACGTCGAGGTATAAAGAATAAAGGAGTAATGTATCATTTTAACGGAATTGATTGGGTTCAGAGTCAATTAAAAACTGCAACAAATCAAGAACCGCTATTTGATATGTTTGATGATAACGAAGTTAGTTTTGGAGATGCTGAAACGTATCCGGTTAGCTCGTTCGTAGGAACTCCTATTCTAAGTTATAAAATTGGTTCAGGACCAACGGATATTGAATTAGGATTTAGCATTAGCTATCTCAATATAGATAATGTGGGTGATATACAATTTAATTTTAATATTGATGCAGATTCATTTAACTATAAACTTGACAACATTAATTACTCTAAAGAAATTTCAACAGGATATTTGAAATTTAATAATGATGAAAGTTTTATTAATGCATGGAACACACTAGATTCTAATTATGTCCAACCAATAATTGACAGCGTAGATATTACAGAATCTACAAACGAAATTACCACAACTATGGTTGATTGGAATTTGTTGGACGATAAGGACATCCGTAAAATACTAGTTTATCTTAACGGAGTACATGTTCGATCGGGTTTTACTAGAACCGCAGGTACATTTGTATTTGACAAACAATTTACAGTAGGTGATACGGTAGCAATTAAACTGTTTGCTGACATTGATCCCAACACAGGCTATTACGAAATTCCTTTGGGATTAGAAAAAAATCCCCTAAACGAAAAAATAAAAACATTTACTTTAGGACAGGCATCTGATCATTTAGCCACAGGATTAGAACTATTAGAAGACTTTACCGGAATATTTCCAGGATTGAATAATCTAAGAGATATTAGCGGTTATCAAACGTTAACAAGAAGATTTTTAAAACACTCAAGTCCATCTCCATTATCTATTGCACTATTATGTAATAAAGAAAATAATATTATAAAATCTATTCAGTATGCAAAAAAATCATACACTGATTTTAAAAATAATTTTATTACTCTAGCATATGAAATATATTACGATCAAACTGCAAATGATTTTGTAGACTCTATTCTAGAAGAGATTAGTAGAACTCAAGATATCAACAGACCCTTTGCTGGATCTGACATGATAGGTAGTGGTGCCCATACTACTATAAATTATACTGTTGAAGATACAGGAATTAAAACATTTGCTCTTTCAGAAAAATTTGATCTAAAAAGCCTAAGCTCACGGGCAGTTTACGTTTACTTTAATAATCAGCAATTATTAGTAAATCGAGATTATGAATTTAATTCTACATTTGGATTTGTTAATTTAATGATTAATTTAACAGAAGGAGACGTAATTCAAATTAGAGAATATACTTCAACGGCTATTAATTTTATACCACCGACTCCAACTAAGTTGGGATTATATAAAAAATATACTCCCAGAAAATTTGTTGACGATACGTATGTGGACCCAAAAGAAGTAATTCAAGGACACGACGGAAGCATAACAATTGCCTACGGCGATTTTAGAGATGACGTTTTATTAGAATTAGAAACTCGAATTTACAACAATATCAAACAAGAATATAACGAGTCTATAATCAACATCGATAATATTCTAGGCGGATATTATGGAAATGCACTCTATGGAAAACCAGCATTAGATAAAATTATTTCTTCAGAATTTTTAAATTGGATTTCTGGAACAAATATTGATTATGTAAACAATTTATATTTCGACAGTGAAAATAGTTTTACATATACCTATAGTAATATGGTAGATCCAACAGGCACTCAAAACTTGCCAGGATACTGGAAAGGTGTTTATAGTTGGTTTTACGATACATACAGGCCACACACAAATCCTTGGGAAATGTTAGGCTTTAGTGAAAAACCATTATGGTGGGAAACTGAATACGGTCCTGCCCCGTATACAAGCAATAACCTAATTCTTTGGGAAGATCTTAGAGACGGTATTATTCGTCAAGGAGAAAGAGCAGGTACTAGAGATAGATACAAGCGTCCATCGATCATGAGTCACATTCCTGTAGATGGCGATGGCAAATTGTTAAGTCCGTTAGATTCGGGATTGGCCGGTAATTTTTCTTTGATCAATAATCAAGGAGCATTCAAAATAGGGGACGATGCGCCAGTTGAAGCAGCCTGGAGAACAAGTTCAGAGTGGCCGTTTGCAATAATTTCTGCTCTTGCCCTATTAAAACCTTTTGAATTTATTACTGATAATTTTAATAAATCATTTATATCAACTAACAAGCTAGGTCAGACAATAAATTTAAAAACTAATTTATTTTCTACTTTTAATGATTTTGTCTATGAGAATACAACAGACACTCCGGTTTCAGGATTAGTAGTTTATATTACAAACTATTTAAAAAGTACCGCTGCGTCAACAGCTACCTTAGAAGATATTGTTGGAAACATAAATGTAAAATTATCTAACAGAATTTCTGGTTTTGTTGATCAGCAACAACAAAAATATATTTTAGATAGTAAAAATCCTAGATCTACATCTAATAGTGTTTTTATTCCGCCAGAAAATTATGACATTATTTTTAACGTTAGTTCGCCAATTTTCAATTTATCCTATAGCGGAGTTATTTTAGAAAAAGTTAATACCGGATGGAAAATTTCAGGATACGACAATTCGACTCCGTTGTTTTACTATTACCAGCCAACTGATTCTCAATCTGATCCTTTAATTTCGGTTGGCGGTCTAAGTGAAAATTTCTTAGATTGGACTGAAAACACATTCTACGGCAACGGTGTAATTTGCAGATTTAAAGATAAATTCTATAGATGTCTTAGTAGCCATACGAGCTCAACTGAATTTTTAGAAAGCACAAACGGTTTAAATATTTGGAAACAACTACCGTCGTTGCCGTTAAATGGTGCAGTAGAAGCATTTAGAAGAAGAAATTTTAATAAATTAAAACTTAAAACTCTGTCATATGGTACTATATTAACCAGTATACAACAGGTAGTTGATTTCTTGTTAGGCTATCAAGAATATCTTAAATCTGTTGGATTTATATTTGACGGATATGATAGAAATTCTTCAACATCATTTGATTGGTATACTTCTGCTAAAGAATTTATGTTCTGGTCTAAGCACAATTGGGCTGAAAATTCTTTACTTACACTTAGCCCTTCAGCAACTTACATAAAAATTAAATTTAATATCGGTGTAGTTGATAACATTTTAGACAGTTTCTATGATTACCAAGTTTTGAAAAATGACGGAAATCCTCTACAGCCTAGATTTATTAATGTTAATAGAGACTTTCAAGAAATCGTAGTATCTACTACAAATACTACAGACGGAATATATTTTTTAAGAATGCACTTCGTACTTAAAGAGCATGTAGTAGTATTTGATGATCGAACAGTGTTTAACGACATACTCTATGACAAGCCAACTGGTTATCGTCAGGAACGAATTAAGAGTCGTGGATTCCGCACAGTTGACTGGGACGGTGATTACACCAGTCCTGGATTCTTGTTTGACAATGTTAATATTGATGTTTGGCAACCATTTACAGATTATAAATTAGGCGATATTGTTGCATATAAATCTTATAATTGGACCAGCAAAAAAACTCAGTTGGGTTCTGCAGAATTTCAAGATGCGTTTTGGTCAAAATTAGATTCTACTCCTAGTAAATCGTTGGTGCCTAACTTTGATTATAAAATAAATCAGTTTAGCGACTATTACGAAGTGAACACCGACGGCGTTGGGTCTAGTCAACGAGATCTTGCAAGGCACGCAATTGGTTATCAGCAACGAGAATATTTGCAAAATATTGCAGAAGATGAAATTAGTCAGTTTAGAATATATCAAGGATTTATTAGAGAAAAAGGAACTGCAAATGCTATCGTTAAGGTATTTGACAAACTTAGCAGAACACAAGACGACAGCGTTGTATTAAAAGAAGAATGGGCATTTAAAATTGGAGAATTTGGAGGAACAAATCAGATAGATGATTTTGAATTTGAAATTAAAAAAGATAATCTTGTAATAAATCCTCAACCGATACTATTAACTTACAGCACAAATTCATCTGTTGTTCTAGATCAATATTTAAGAATTAATTCTTCAAATTTTACAATCGCACCTACCCCGTTTACTACAGATTTAAATCGCACATCGTACTATGACGGAGTCACTAGATCTGCAGGATACGTGAATACAAATCATGTTGATTTTGTTGTAAGAACAATAGACGATATTGTAAATTTAAACATTGCAGATGTTTATGAAAATGCTCATATATGGATAACGTTTTATAATAATTCTTGGACAGTATTTCGATATAATCAAGAAGTTGCACTACGAGTAGAGTCTTTAATAAAGATAGATTCTAATGTAGAATTAACACTAAGTCGACTACACAATTTTAAAGTCGGCGATATTGTTGGTTTAAAATACATTGCTAATCTTACAGGCTTTTTTAAAATTACTGCAATTACAAATAAAACAATTACAGTAATTACTACTAGCACCAACGAACCTGAGATTGAAGATAGTACATCGGCAACTATTGGAATTTTTACAGTTGCAAGAAAAACAAATTATCAAGAGTTAGATCCGCAACAGGCCTCATTGTTATCTCTTTCAGCAAGGATTTGGGTAGATGCAAATGAATCCGATAAATGGGAAGTTATTGAAAAAACCAAACAGTATACTACCTACGAATTAAGTGAATACGGAATCACAACCCCTGTGGGCACTGGCACATCGGTAGTCTATATTGATAACCTAAAACAAATTGCCACAGGCATTCCGGGATCGGGTTATGTAATGATTTATACAACCAAGGCTTCTGGTGAAGTTATTGGCCTAAAACAAATTGTGCCACCGCCCGATGGATTTGAAACTGCGGTTGGAACATCGTTTGGAAAAGTATTAGCAGTTAGTCCGGATTACAAGTGGTTAGCTGTAGGATCTCCAAATGCCAGCGGAGTAAAGAGTGCATATCAAGGCGAATTGTATCAATATAGAAGTTATCTTGCAGGCGAGATTGTGCTATATCAAGGAAAACTTTGGGAAGCCATTGATAACATTGATCTAGGTGACGGTAGTTCTATTAACTTTAACAGCGACGATTGGAAGCCAGCAACTATAGTTAACGCTAATCCTGCTGCCCGAGGCGACGGATTCACCGACCAGGGAATGATATCCTTGTACAAATACAGTCAAGGACAGTGGGAAATTGCCTACAGTTTTGTTAGTCCAAGACAAGCGGCCTACGAAGAATTTGGTTCAGCAATTACTATTGGTGTTTCTGGAACAACATATTATATGGCAGTATCTGCTCTAGGGTCATTATGTGATCCTGCAGTAGGACCAAATACTGGTAAAGGAAGAATTTACCTTTATCAATACAACGGCACAGAGTGGAGACATTTAGAAAATACAAAGTACCTAGGAGTGTATCAACCATCACCCTTGGCATTTTATCCTGCTGGATCAATAGTATGGTCTAATGATAGTTTATGGGAAGCATTATACGACAACACCGGCGACGGCAGTTCGTTATCCTTAGAGTCAAGTGATTGGAAAAAATTAGATCCTATTTCTACGCAATGTTCGTTGCCAACAAATATTGCAATGGATGATGACGGTTCTACCCTAGCAGAAGGATTACTAAGTTCAACGCAGTTAGCCGAATTAGTTAAAGAAGGCGATCAGTTTGGTTTTTCTCTTACTATGAGTAGAGACGGACGTTTATTAGTTGTTGGCGCACCAAATAGTGACGGTCAATATTTTGCCAATTACCGAGGCGACTGGAATGTTTATCAAGAATATAAAGAAGGTGATGTTGTAAAATATCAAAACGGCTATCATAGATTAACCGACGCAACAACATCATCTATTACAAGTCTTGGACAATTTCCAGATGATGGATTACCTTGGTTAAATGTAGGAGATAGTGCATCTCCTTCTACGGGTAAAATTTACATCTACGAAAGAAATTCAAATGATTTGTACAGTCTAACACAGACAATTACCGCTGATTCTTTAAGCGATATAAACGATACTACGAATTCTGGGATTATTGGATCGGGGGACCAATTTGGATTTGCCATCGATATTGATGCATCGGGCACAACTATTGTAACAAGTAGTCCCTTAGCAGACATTAACAAACAGAATCAAGGAGCAGCATATGTTTTCAAACGGGATGCTACTCAATTTAGGCTAAAACAAAAATTACAAAGCTACGAATATTTTACAAACGAGTATTTTGGTTCTAGTGTTTCTATCAGTGCTGCAACTGAACGAATTGTAATTGGAGCAAAAAATGCCGGATATGCTGTTGATGCATATTTTACCGATGGTACAACATTTGATAGAAGAAGAACCTCGTTCTCTTCTTCTAGAGGATTTCCTGGACAAGTCTATGTGTATGAGAGAAAAGATCAGGGATATTTCTTAGTTGAAAAATTAGAGGCTGAGTTAGTTTCTGGAGAGTCGTTTGGCTATTCTATCGATTGTACCAGTTCTGTAATTGTTGTAGGATCTCCTACCTATCAAGTAGAAGGTGTAGCAGTTGGTATGGTTAGACTGTTTAAAAAATCACCCGAAACAAATAGTTTCAATGTAATTTCTCAAGAAACACCTTTAGTAGATGTTGACTTGTTGCAAAATATTGAATTATATGATAATGTCAATAATAAAAAAATCACAGACCTTGATGTTGTTGACGGTTTTAAACTTAAAATATTAGGAGTTGCTGAACAAGAAATTTCCTATAAAACAATTTACGATCCTGCAATATACATGTTGGGTACTGACGACCAAGTAGTTGATGAATCACAACCGTGGTTTGAAAAAAATGTTGGAAAAATTTGGTGGGATTTAAGTACAGTTAAATTTATAAATTATGAGCAGGATGATTTTTCCTATAGAATAGGAAACTGGAATTCTCAAGTAGAAGGCTCTTCAATTGATATCTACGAATGGGTAGAATCTGTACTATTGCCATCGGAGTGGAGTTTGCTTGCCGATACTGTAGAAGGATTAGTTGAAGGTATTTCCGGCCAACCAAAATTTGCTGACGATACAGTTTACAATACTAAGATTTTGTACAATCCAAACACAGGATTAACTACTGGAACATTGTATTACTATTGGGTTTCTTCAAAGACACTGCTCCCTGCTAATAATCCAAATAGACGAATTTCAGCATCAGCAATTGAAGATTTTATTAATAACCCAATTGGGTCTGGAATTCCGTTTGTAGGGATATTAGGAACAGACAAATTTTTAGCCTATAATTTCCCAGCAGTTATTGGAACAGATACAGCACTGATAAATGTTGAATATACTAAAAATAAAAAACAATTAACACCAATTCATAGAGAGTATCAATTATTAACTAGCGGAGTTGCCGACAGTCTGCCTTCTGAATACTTAGAAAAGAAATGGATTGACAGTTTAGTAGGATCAGACGAAGCTGGAAATGCAGTTCCTGATCCTAAATTGCCAGTTAAGAAACAACAAGGACTAAGTTTTAGGCCTCGACAAAGCATGTTTGTTAATAGAGATAAGGCATTAAAGATTGCAATTGACAATATTAATTCTGTACTAATAACTAGACCTTTTGCTGACACGATTGATTTTAGTAATCTTAACAAATTTGATCCTATTCCTAGTGAAGTATTAAATCAATATGATTTAGCAGTGGATACCTATATTGATTTGGAACAAGTAGGAACAGTAAAAATTCGTCAGGCAGAATTTACCGCAAATATTATTAATGGTGAAATTGATACCATTGATATTTCAGATGCAGGGTTTGGATACCGAACAGCTCCTTATATTGAAATTCAAGGCGACGGAATTGGAGCAAAAGCATTCATTACTTTAAACGCACAAGGTAAAGTAAATTCTATTACATTAACGTCTAAAGGAAAAAAATATACAACAGCTATCGTAAAAATTAGACCGTTCTCTGTGTTGGTGCGAAACGATTCTACATTAAACGGATTTTGGAGTATATATGCTTGGGATCAACAACGTAAGATTTTTTATCGTAGTAAATCTCAAGGATACGATACTACCATTTATTGGGAATTTATCGATTGGTGGAAATTAGGATATTCTATAAATTCTAGAATTATTAAAGAAATTACTAATATATACCAAGAACCAACTCTAGATCTTTCTGTGGGTGATCTAATCAGAGTTAAAGAATATGGCAATGGCGGATGGGTAATATTAGAAAAGACAATAGAAGGTGACGGAAATCTGCTTGGAAATTATAATTTAGTTGGTCGTCAAAATGGCACAATACGGATTACCGATACTCTTTATAATCGGTTGATTAACAGCCTTGGTTATGACAATGTCGGTTCTTATGATGCAGCATTGTATGATTTACAACCAACTAAAGAATTACGAATTATTTTACAAGCAGCAAAAGAAAATATATTTGTTGATGACCTAAGAGTTGAATGGAACAATTTATTCTTCTCTTCGGTAAAATATGCGTTCTCTGAACAGACTTATATTGATTGGGCATTCAAGACAAGTTTCTTAAATGCAATTCATAATGTGGGCGATCTCGAACAGAAGACCAACTATAAAAACGATAATTTAGAAAGTTTTCAACAATACATAGAAGAAGTAAAACCCTATAGAACCAGCATTAGAGAATACACTAGTCGATATACTAAAACTGAGTCTTCTAATTCAGCGGTATCTGATTTTGATCTACCACCTGCATATTCTGTTAGAGACGGTAAAATATTACCAGTAAATCAATATTATAATAGATTCAGTGAATATCCATGGAAGTCGTGGTTTGACAACAATGGATATTCTATAGTAGCAATTGAAGTTGCTAACGCAGGCGCTGACTATCGCACTCCGCCAACAGTATTAATTACAGGTAATGGTACTGGTGCTACGGCCCAAGCATTTATATCTAATGGTCGAGTGTCTGGAATTAGAGTTATTACTAATGGTAGTGGTTATACACAAACTCCAACAGTATCATTAGTAGGCGGCAACGGAACATCAATTAATATTGCTAGAGCTGTAGCAGTTCTTGGCGACACACCTGTTAGATCCTTTGATCTAACAATGAAGTTTGATAGAACAAATAAAATTGGTACTTATAATGATTTTGAATATTCACAAACTTTTATTGCTACGGGATATAGTTCAATATTTGATCTAAATTATGCTCCAACTAGAGATAAAGGAAAAATTACAGTAGTTAAAAACAATCAGTTAGTAATTACCAATGAATATGAAATTAGTCTATATACTTCAACAATAGATACGTATGAATTATTAAAGGGTAAATTGAAATTTTTTACAAATCCAAATGCAGGGGACGTAATTGTAATTAACTATGAAAAAAATACTGAATTGTTTAATAGCATAGATAGAATACGTAAATTTTATCAACCAACAGCCGGCATGAAAGGTAATGATCTTGGTCAATTAATGACCGGAGTTGACTTTGGCGGTGTACAGGTGCAAGGTACAACTTTTGATGTTACTGGCGGGTGGGATGCTCTGCCATGGTTCACAGACAGTTGGGATAGTGTAGAATCTAGTAATGATTTTTATTATGTAGCAGATGGTAGCACAACATTTGTTGTCTTACCTTATACACCAGAAAACAACCAACCTATTTCGATCTATATTAAACGAGTTGGAGATCAACGTCCGATTAGAATTGATGATCCTAATTATACTCCTAGCTGGGATTCTAGTGTAGCAACTAATCCCAACGCCGAAATGCCAACATTCGTTGGAGATGGATCTACAAATATAATTGAAGTCCATCGATATTTAAGTACCAATTCTGGAGATACACTAATCTTTAGAAAATTAGAAAGTGACGGTTCTGTTGTTATTAGTGATGTAAATTTATTAGATACAAGAATTAGCGGCGGATCGTTATCGAACATTAATGGCGCATATGTAACTGCCGCTGGATTAACTCCAGAAGAAATAGTTATAGACGGAGAAAAATTTATCAGTCCAGATCAAGTGCCGGCACCCGAAGAGAATATTCCAGGCCAAGTACTTGATAGTTTAAGTATCAAGGTATTTAATAAAACCAATCCGGGTGCAGCCCCAATACAAAATAATGTTATTATTGGAGATGGTGTCAGAACTAGATTTACAATAGGATTATCCATCTTTGAAGCAACGTCGGTAATGGTATATGTTAATAAAGTTAAACAAGAATATATTGGTGATAGTACTATAAATTACACCATAGATTTTGTTGAAAATGAAATTGAATTTAATCTAGCACCAGCGTTGGGAGATGTTATTGAAATTATTGCTGTGGGTATAGGCGGTATAGGATTACTAGATTATCAAGAATTTGTAGCAGACGGTGAAACTAACTTATTTTTAACCAAAGCTGCATACGATCAAACATCAATAGTTTTAGTGACTGTAGACGGAGTAGCTATAGACGTTGGTTTTGTCAACAGTTCAGATTTTATTGATACTAAAAATAAAACAATGATACAGTTCGGATTAACTCCTGCATTTAGACAAGTTGTAAAAATTATCTGTTTTGGTGCAGTCGAAGGTGCAGATTCGTTTAACTCTTCCTTTATTCGAATTAATCAACAAACAGTTCCGTATGATGGAAGTACTAGGACCATAGCATTAGATAATTTTGTTAATTTAGAACAATCGTCGGCAGCTGCCTCAATTATAGTCAACGTTAATGGTACATATCTTCAAGGAGTTGATACTACCTATATTGAATATGACGGTACTAATAACAATATATCAGTGGGTGTTGATCCTGCAGAAACAATTGGAACTATTACTTCTGGAAATGTCAAAGTATACATTAATAATGTTCAACAACAATTTGTTATTGACTTTACCTATAACGGAAACAACAATTTAATTAATATCCCTTCTTCAAATTTAGAATTAGGCGATATAATCAGAGTTGAAACTAACGTTAGATCAAAATATTCAATTGTTGATGGAAATATTATATTAGATAATAGTGTTGATCTAGAGGTTAACGATGATATTCAAATAACATGGTTTAGCCAATATTCTACAATGAATATTATTTCAGACGAATACCAAGGCGGTAAATTGCAATACAAACTGCCAAGGGATCCTCTAGATGTTAATTATGTTTGGGTATATAAGAATGGAATTCGTTTAACTAAAGATGCAGATTATAGACTATCGCGGTCTTCTATTGTTTATCTAACTGAAGAGTCGTTATCTACAGACACTATTAAAATTGTACAATTTAGTAACGTAATTTATTCAAGTAATAGGGCATTTGAAATATTTAAGGATATGTTAAACAACTATCATTATAAGAGATATTCTAGAGATGTTGAAGTTAAATTAGTTAAAGATCTAAATTATTTTGATACATCTATAGAAGTTTCAAACGCTGATAAATTATCAACTCCAATCTTTAGTAGACGAATTCCTGGAGTTGTTATTATTAATAATGAAAGAATTGAATATTTTGAAAAGAATGGAAATATTCTATCTCAATTAAGACGTGGAAGTTTAGGTACAGGAATTGCCGAATTACATCTAACAGGTAGTTTTGTAGTCGATGTTGGTGCAACCGAAACTCTTCCTTATACCGAAAATCAAGAGAAAGCCAACTTTATCAGCGACGGTAGCACAATATTGATTGGACCACTAGATTATACTCCTCGCCAATCTACAAGAAATAATTGGTACAGAGAATCGATACCATCTAATTTTGGTCCTTGCGACGAAATAGAAGTATTTGCGGGCGGTAAGCGCCTACGTAAAAATCCTATAGATGCCTATCAAGAAGATAACGGCGCTAGCAGCCCTGGTGCTGATATTATGCAAGAAGCTGAATTTTCAGTTAACGGAACAACTGCATATATTCGATTAACTGACTCAGTACCTGCAGGAACTCGAATAACAATCATTAGAAAATTAGGAAAAATTTGGTATGAGAAAAGTGAATTTGCAGCCAGTAAAGGCATTACGTTGTTGTCTAACAACACACCTATTGCTAGTTTCATTGCTGTAAAGACCACTGAGCTGCCCGAATAAATACACTATTATGAATAACCAAGAAGAAACTAATATGTCAAATACACCAGAAAAATCAACAGTTCCTGATAAAATGCCAGACGAAGTTGGTGGTTTTCACTTCGAAGGGCATATAAAAATCTTTGATCCGCAAAGCGGAGAAGTTTTTATTGACAAGCGGAATGCAATTCATTACGAAAACATGAGCGTGGCCATGGTTAATAGCCTCTCAAATCAAGGCCAGGGCACAATTTATCAAATGGTATTTGGCAATGGAGGCACAAACGTTGATCCAACAGGACTTATTACCTACTTAACACCTAACACTGTGGGTATTAATACCAGTCTTTACAATCAAACATTTAGCAAAGTAGTAGATCAAAATGCTGCCGAAAACGTAGATCCTGTTAGAAATAAAATGGAAATTAGGCATATTAGTGGCGCAACTTATAGCGATGTAATAATCAGTTGCATCTTAGACTATGGCGAGCCTGACGGACAGGAAGCATTTGATAACAGTCAAGATATGAGTGGTAATTTTGTATTTGACGAGCTAGGATTGAAATCTTATAGTCCTAATGGAAATGGAAAACTATTAACACATGTTATCTTTCACCCTGTGCAAAAGTCATTGAACAGACTACTACAGATTGATTATACAATTCGAATTCAGAGCTTGACCAGCTTCACAGAGGTATAACAGATGCCATATATTGTTAATTTTACCGATAAAGATAATAAACTGCCCATAACGGTTTATGATAATACTTCAAGTACTGATACCAGTTTAACATTTCCAGGACGAAATGTTACAGGATACGGACAAACGATCGCTGAAAATTTTTTAGCATTGTTAGAAAATTTTGCCAAAGAATCACAACCAGCAAATCCTGTAGAAGGACAGTTGTGGTATAATACTGCCGATGGGATACTTCAGATATGGGATAGCACTACATGGAAAGCTGCAAGTAATATTCAGAAAAGCGGAGTTGAGCCAGCTACTGAACAAAGTAAAGTTGGCGAGCTGTGGGTAGATACTACTAACCAACAGTTGTATGTATATTCAGGAACACGTTGGATTTTAGTAGGACCTAATTTTTCTACAGGTCTTAGAAGCGGACCTATTGTTGAAGCAGTTATTGATTCTGACAACGTATCTAAAGTTATTTTAATATTTTACATTGAAGACATTCCGCTTATCATCTTTAGTAAAGACAGCTTTACACCTAAAATATCTATTTCCGGATTTGTCACAATCAAATCGGGTCTTAATATAACAGAAAATGATGTAGGGCTTGGCGGATTTCCTACAAAAATTTACGGAGCAGCAACGTCTGCAGAATCTTTAGTAGTTGCAGACGTTGAAATTCCTGCAAATAAATTTTTAAGATCTGATATTATCAATACTACTGAATACGGAATCAATGTTAGAAATAATCAAGGCATCACATTAGGAGTTGACGGTACATTTAGTTTGACTACTTCTGAAATAGCTTCTAAAATTTATAATTCTTCTTCTGGTAGTAGTATCGATCTACAGATTAACAAAGATGGTATACCGTCTACAGTGCTTCGTGTAATTGGAAACACAGTAGGTGTTAACATACTATCTCCAGAAGAAGCACTCCATGTTGACGGCAACATTAAAACAAACGGTGCAATAATTCTAACTGATACTACGCCGAGTAGTAATTTTAGTAATGGAACTTTTAGAACAGCAGGCGGCGCAGCAATTAGTAAAAATTTATTAGTAGGTGACGGAGTCAAGGTAACTGGCACTAGTGAAGTTGACAATTTACAGCCTTCTACAACTGATTTTTATGACAGCGGAACACCGCTAAAACGTTGGAACACAGTTAGAACAAAAACACTAATAGCCGAAACAATTGAAGGTGTTCTTACAGGAAATATTGTAGGAAATGCATCTACTGCTACTAACTTGAAATTTGTTACAACTTTTAAAATGGAAGGAGATGTTACAGCTCCAAATTTACAGTTTGACGGACAAGTAGGCGGAAACACAAAAACTTTTACAACAACTCTTACTTCGGGATTAATTAGCAGTAAGGATGAGCCATTTCCAAACATATCTATAAAAGCAGACACTGTATTGGTATACAGACCAGGATCGGGTCTTATCAAAGAGACTAGAGATACGTTTGTTGCCGATCTAGGAGTTCCCATTGGGGGAATTATGCCGTATGCTGGTGCAGAAGCACCTTACGGATATTTGTTATGCGATGGTAGTGAAGTTGAAAGAACTAAATTCAGTGACTTATTTGATGTGTTAGGAACTACATATAACGGTGCTATTCCTTTAGTTGGAATTGGTACATTTAGAATACCTGACCTAAGAGGCAGATTTCCTCTAGGTAAAGACAACATGGATAATGCTGGAACTGTTCCTAATTCCTTAGGAGGATATGTTGACGCTGGAGGCGGAAACGTTGATAGGGTTTCTGGTACAGCACCTGACAACCTAGGCGACGGTGGCGGACAAAGTTCAAATATTTTAACAGTTTCAAATCTACCTGATCATGAACATAATATGAAAGGGTCTACGGGACAACAATATTACGCCACACGAATTGATACCGCAATTCCAAGCGATACAGGATCGTTATCAGATAAAGGTCCTACAACTGTTGGACAAAGTCAGTATATTCCAACATCAGGCGGCATTAAAACTGCTGGAACATTAGGTCAAGAATTTAGTGTTATGAATCCGTTTTTAACATTAAATTATATTATTCGATCTGGTCCACCAGCATTCTAAGGTAAACACAAATGGCATATACACTTAATAAAACTGATGGAACAATATTAGCTACCGTTGCAGACGGCCAAGTTGATGAGCTATCAACAGATATTACACTTATTGGAAAAAATTATAGCGGCTTTGGCGAATCTATAAACGAAAATTTTATTAAAATTTTAGAAAATTTTTCTAGTACATCGCAACCATCTAGTCCTATTAGAGGACAAATTTGGTTTGATGCTAACGAATCAAAATTAAAAGTTTATAACGGAACAGGGTTTGTACCAGTAAGCTCTGCAACAATATCCAGTCAACAACCTATTAATTTAGGTGTAGGCGACTTATGGTTTAATGATACTGATAAACAATTATATTTCTTTGATGGTACTAACACTATTTTGCTTGGCCCTGATTATTCTGTTAGTCAAGGGGTTAGCGGATTACGTGTGGCAAATATATTAGACTCGTTGAATCAAAGTCGAGTAATTACCTACTTGTATACCAACGGAGTTCTAATAGGTATATTCTCAAAAGATGCATTTACTCCAAAACTTCCAATAGATGGATTTAGCGGTAGTATTATTCCTGGATTTAATGCAAGTACATTAGCTGGCCTAAAGTTTAATGTGACTGCAACTAACAGTGAAAAGTTAGGAGGACAACTTGCTAGCTTATATGTTCGAAATGACACGTCAAACATTATTAACGGACAGATTATTGTTTCTTCAAATTTAGGTTTGATTATAGGTGATGCCAACCAAGGACAATTCCAAGTACAAGATGGTAATTTAATTATTGCTAATATTGCATCTAACAAGCAGATGGTTTTTAACGTTCGTCGAGATGTTATTGCTGAAGAAGCAATTGCAATTAGTGCCGATACCAGAACAGTTAATATATATGACGGATATCTTACAAGTGAAGTAGACATTGGTGGAAACTTAACGATTCAAGGCAATCTTACAGTGAACGGCGATGTTGTCACAGTTAACACTAGTGTAATGACTGTTGAAGATAAAAATATTGTACTGGCAAAACAGACAGGAGTAACTCCCTTTGATGCTAATGCCGCCGGTGGTGGCCTAGTTTTACAAGGGGCATCTAGCCATGTGTTTTTATGGCACGATGTTGGACAGACAGCACAGGCTTCTAGTTCAGAAGCTATTTCGGGTGGTTATAATGATGCTATTCCAGCACTGGCTAGTCAAGCGTGGACAAGCTCTGATCACATTAATTTAGCTTCAGGAAAAGAATTTAAGATTGACGGAGTAACAGTTTTGTCAGGAACTTCGTTAGGAGCTGGCATTACCAGTATTCCAGGCGTTACTAGTTTCGGTACACAAACTCAGCTAACAGTTGATAGTTTATATTTTAATGATGCTGCAATCGAAGTTACAGCATCTAATACTGATCTAACACTAACAATTAACGGCACAGGCGGCCTAAATTTAGGAAGTAAGCGGATTAAAAGTGTTGCTGATCCTACTACAAGTACAGATGCAGCAACTAAAAATTACGTTGATAATACTGTTAGATCTAGAAATCTTGTGCTTAGTATGGATATATCAGACGGAATTTCTAATGCAGGTATTGCCGCATTATTGGAGCAAATAGCACCAGTAGTCGAATATAACAACGGTACAATAGCTAGAGTTTTATGTTCGTTCTTGGTTAACGGTACCACTAACTTAGATATTAATCCGTTGCTGTCAACATCATCGACGGAATTTGTTACACCAACAGGAACAGCGTTTGGATTGAATAACATTAGTTTCACACCAGCAACCATTGCAGCACCTGGATTAGCAGTGTCTAGAACAGTTAAAACTTTTCAGATTATAACGGGCGCATGGATATTTGTATCTTAATAGTTAAATATGTAGGGGAGCGATAAATGGCATACATCATAAACAAGTTTAGTGGCGGGCAATTAGTAGTGCTAGAAGACGGCACACTAGATACTTCAACCAGTCTAGGATTGCTTGGCAGAAACTATACTGGGTATGGTGAAGTACAAAATGAAAATTTTGTATTCTTACTAGAGAATTTTGCCAATGAAGATCCGCCTTCGCGGCCAATAACAGGTCAAGCATGGTATAATACATCGCTAGGATCACTTAATGTTTATAATGGTACAGCATGGACCCCAGTGGGCTCGGCAACAACCAGCAATACAGAACCCGAAGGATTTGACGGTGCTCTTTGGTATAAAGATACTACTGATCAATTGTTCATATTTGATTCGGGATTTTGGAAATTAATAGGACCAGAAGCAGTAGAAGGTTTTGGCGCTACTCGAATTAGAGCTAGAACAATATTAGACAATGCCAACATAGAACATGCAGTAGTAGAAATTTTAGTAGACGGCACAACTTTTGTTATATGTGCCGACGAACCATTTACCATTGACGACAGCAACTTAGTTACAGGATTTACTAGTCTACAAGCAGGTACAAATTTTTCATCTAATAGACCAGCAATTGGACCGTTAGTTGGTAATGCTTCTAGTGCATCTAGATTAGAACCAGGTAGACGAATTAACGGTGTCTTTTTTGATGGTCAAACAGATATTACAATTGGATCAAATACAACTAACACGTTAACAAGAGGCACATACTTAACAGGTGCAAATTTTAATGGATCGGCAGCAACAACGTGGTCGGTAGATGCTAGTTCTGCTAACGTTATTGGTAAAATTGTTGCTAGAGACAGCGCAGGAGATTTTTCTGCAGGAACTATTACAGCTGATTTAGTGGGGAATGTCAGCGGTAATGTGACAGCAACTACCGGAACTAGTAGATTTATTAGGGTAGAAGCCAACGAGTTTGTTGGTGCTACATTATCAGGCAACGCATTTTCGACCACAAAACTAGAAACAGCAAGAACAATTAATGGCGTACTATTTGATGGTACTGCAAATATCACAGTTCCTGCAAATGCAGAGACTCTTACAGGGGATAGGTTAGCTGTAGATATAAAGTATTCTAATCTAATTAGTGTAGGAACACTTCTTACTTTGCGAGTAAGCAATTATGCAACTTTTGGGCCTAGTCTTACTGAAAATGTAACAATTGGTTATTCGGATGCTACTAACCCTCTTCTAAGTAATGCAGGTTTTGTTAGCACAAATACTCCTTCACTCATATTATCTACAGGCGGTGCTGGTACCGGAGATGCGCTGACACTAGCCCTATGGAATAGTAATAAATCTTTGACTGAAGGAGGCGCTGCACAACCAGCACTAGTGCCATTAAATGCAACGCCTCAAAACATAGGACACTCAAATTTTAAATGGAATAGAGTCTATGCTAATTATTTTGAAGGTATTGCAACTACAGCACAATATGCTGACCTTGCAGAAAAGTATGTAGCAGATGCAAATTACGAAGCAGGAACAGTGCTAGAATTTGGTGGTGAATTTGAAGTAACACTAGCAGAAGACGGTACAGCTAGATTAGCTGGAGTAGTTTCCACTGATCCTGCATATTTAATGAATAGCAAGTGTGTAGGCAAACACACAGTTGCACTTGCATTACAAGGTCGTGTACCCTGTAAAGTAAGAGGTAAAATACAAAAGGGCGATATGTTGATGAGTGGCGGTGGCGGTTATGCCCGTAAAGCAACAAACCCGCAAATAGGTACGATTATAGGCAAGGCTCTAGCTGATTTTGATGGTGTAAGTGGAGTTATCGAAGTAGCAGTAGGCAGAGTTTAAATAGCTTTATAGCGATAAATAATAGTTAGAACGGAGTATATCAATGGCATATCAAGTAGACAAATTTAATGGAACTTTTCTAGTCTCAGTTGACGATGGAACCATTGATACCACCACTGATCTGCGTTTTGTAGGAAAAAATTACGCAGGCTACGGCGAAGTACAGAACGAAAATTTCTTGCATTTAATGGAAAATTTTGCAAATACTTCAGCACCACCCAAGGCAGTTGTTGGTCAAATTTGGTATGATAGCGGCAATAAAAAAATACGTTTCTATGATGGCGCACGATTTAGAACAGCTAGTGGAGCTGAAGTAGGCCCAACTGCACCTTCCGGATTACAGTCAGGCGATTTTTGGTTTGATACCAGCGCAGGACAACTATATACTTGGAACGGAACTGAGTTTGTATTAATTGGTCCAGAAACTCCTCCAGATCTAGGAGCAAGTGCAGTAGTTTCTCAAGTGGTAAAAGATACAATTGGCAACAATCATACCATTGTAAAGTTTCAAGCAGGTGGTGATGTAATATCAATAGTTAGTAAAGATGCATTTACACTAAACAGTACAATTAATCCTATTACAGGATTCACAACAATTAAGAAAGGTGTTAATCTAGTTAACACTAATGGTACAACAGGAGTTACATCCACAGATCATTATTTCTGGGGTACCGCAAGTAATGCAGCAAGGCTAGGTGGGTACCCAGCTTCAGAATATATTAGACTAGGTGAAGTATCGTTTGACAACGAAATTTCTTTTAAAGACACTGGTCTTACTATTGGCGATCAAAATGATCTGCGTATTAGAGTTGAAAACGGTGATGAACCAGTTATTGAAAATCGATTAGGTAATACAATAACTCTAAGAATACGAGTAAGTGACAGCGATTTAAGAAACGTTGGAATTATCTCCTCAACAGGAATGATTCCCGGAACTACTAATTTCTTTAATCTAGGATCTTCTACTTCTAGATGGGCCAATGTTTATTCTACATTGTTTACTGGGAATGTATTAGGCAATCTTACAGGTAATACATTGGGTATTCATAGAGGTAATTTGCTAGCCAACAATGAAGTTTTATCATTTAATGCAGATACTCAAACATTTATTGGTAGTTTTACCGGTACACTTACCGGAAACGTAATTGGAAATATTACCGGAACATCTACCAATTCTTTAAGTTTAAACAGTCTAGTTGGCGAGCAAGGTGCCGTAGCAACTTCAGTTGCACTTAGAGATGGTGCAGGAAATTTAACAGCAACTAGATTTATTGGAGTTACTGATAAATCCGATAGATTAAAGATTGATGACGTAGCAGTAGATACTGATCCAAATTATCGATCTGCAAGAACAACTAAAACTGCAAACTCTATTGCAGCTAGAGACAGTTCTGGTAATTTATTAGCAAATACATTTGATGGTACTGCTACCGCAGCACAATATGCTGACCTTGCAGAAAAATACCTTGCAGATAAACAATATGATGTTGGAACAGTGGTTGCAATTGGTGGAGAAAAAGAAGTTACAGCCGCTACATATGGTGATAGAGCAATTGGCATAGTATCTGCCAATCCTGGATTTATGATGAACAAAGATTTAGAAGGCGGGACATATATAGCATTGAAGGGTCGAGTACCTGTAAAAGTACAAGGTACAGTTAAGAAAGGTGACAAACTTGTTCCGGCCCAAAATATGTACGGTGCTGCATCAGCTGCTAATAAATCTGACACAGATTATTTTGCTATTGCCCTCGAAGACCATCAGTCTGATTCGGGTGTTATAGAAGCATTGGTATTATAAGGATAAATTATGGCAATCGGTGATTTCATTTCCGCAACAGATTACAACTCAATCAGAACTAAAATTATTAACGTCATGAGTACAGGATCCGGTAATTTTGGTTATGGTCAAACAACTTTTAGTTCTTTAGTATCTGCTGGAAATACTGTAACAAAAACACAATGGGATTCTCTTAGATACGATATCTACAATGCTATTCTACACCAAACTGGATCAGCAGCTTCGTTGGTGCAAGTGGCAGTGGGTGATGTTATTAGATTTGGTGCAAGCAATCCTAATTCTCAATATGACACTGTTGCTAATACCGCAGTTACCAATCGATTCAATTTAGGAACTGGCCAGTTTGTAACAGAAGCAATTAACAGCACATCATTTACTTCATCGTGGTATCAATCAGTTAGTGCTACAGCATCGGTTACATTTTCCACAGCAGAACAAGCAAGATTTTTCTTTAATGCAGGCGGAAAGATTCGATTTGCTAGCACCAGAACCGGCGGCAACGGTGAAGCACAAAATACTTCGTGGAGTAATTTATTAAGTTCTGCAGGAGCTCAATCATTTGTAGGCGGCCCCTCTGGAATTAATTTCTTTTCTTTAACTAGTGGTTTTCAGACTTTTGCTGAAATTTCAGGAAGCTCGGCATATTCTAATAACAAATGGCGTTTAGAAGCATCGTGTAATGTTGCAAGCAATACATTAGGAACCGCCAATGTTGTTAATTTTAGAATAACGTGGTTAGATGCATACACTGATCCAGTACCAGGAGGCGGAACACCGGCAATTCCTCCTGGAGATTTAGTTGACGGTACGCTTACTCTAACAGTTGATCAGGTTCGTCCTTCTGGATTTTTACAACCAAGTGGTACATTTACCACTGTAGGCCCATCGTCGTCTTCTTTGAGTGCAATCTCTGGTTCATAAATTTTAATCCCCTATAAGACGCCATATAAATAATGTGCGTGTTTTATAGGAGATACCATGGACGACCGTCTAAAAGCTGCCTTAGATTTTTCAAATTATAGACAAACCCTAGCAATTCAAAGAAAAACCCTTAAAGAAAAAATTGAGGGCAAATTGACTTACGGCCACTCCGGCGGTATATTTAAGATTGATAGAACACTATTAGTTTTTGTTCAAATGCTAATTGATCAAGACAGAACAGAAAATGTTCCTCTAATTGATCAAAATGAAAATCCAATTTTAATTCCAGACCTACAAATATTTCGAGATGAAATTTTAGATAGGTATTTTACTGCCACCTACGAATATCACGAAGAATACGAAAAAATTAAATCTAGCAGGACCGTAGAAAAATTATTGAATATATGACTAAAGGCGTATTAATTTTTGCTCATAATGGCCCAGAAGTAGATTACGGTGTAATGGGTATAATTTCTGGCGGACTAGCAAAAAAACATTTGGGATTACCAGTCAGTTTAATAACAGACAAATGGACTATTGCTTGGTTAAAAGAATCAGGGATGTATGCTAGAGCCGAGTCTATTTTTGATAAGATTATTGAAATTGAAAAGCCTAGAACAAAAAATACAAGAAAACTGCATGATGGTTTCTACAGCCAGACAATTCCCTTTGTAAATTCAAATAGATTTTCAGTTTGGGATTTAAGTCCTTACGATCAAACTTTGCTAATTGATAGTGATTATCTAATTTTTTCTAACAAACTAAATGAGTACTGGAACACAGATAGTAGCGTAATGTTAGGACATTCTATGAATGACATAACGGGTGACCGTAGTGGTATATTAGATCAACGTGTAAGTGAAACTGGGATTCATATGTTTTGGGCTACCACAGTAATGTTTACTAAAAATGAAGAAAGCAGATTCTTTTTTAAATTAGTTGATTATATTAAAGACAATTACAGATATTATGCCGACCTATTTAGATTTGATCCAAGACAATATCGAAATGATATTTCATTCAGCATTGCTAAACATATCATGAACGGGTTTGAAACAGAATTTATTTACACTCTTCCTCCTATTCTAACGGTGTTTGACAAAGATATTTTGCATGATGTAATCGAAAATCGATTGACATTTCTAATTGAAAAACCACTCAATTGCGGAGATTTCTGGGCTGCAACTACACAAGGATCTGATGTTCATATTATGAACAAACAAAGTATTATTAGAAATAAAGAAAAATTACTGGAGTTAATATGAACTTTGGTTATTTAATTGTAGTTGCTTCAAATAAAGATATAGACTATCTTAAATTAGCCTATGCTCTTGCATTAAGTATTAAAAATACTCAGAAGCCAGGATATGATAA